CATCGAAACCGCGCCGTTTGTTTGGCCCGCTGGTGCATCATCAAGGCTTTTTTACTTCCGCGCAACAACAACAGGATCAGCTAGTGATGCAGTTGTAGAGTGGGGACGTATTGAGCTTGAGGAAGTGGCTTAATGAACATTAACTGGAACGAAGCGTCAACGCGCAGGGGGGCTATAGGCCTGGTGATTTTTATCATCGGTCTTGGCTTAATCATCAATGGTGCGGATTCACGGGCTATCGAAACGCTGTTGCTGCTTGGTGCTGGCGTTAGTAGCTACATGAAATTTACTATTTCAGATAAAAGATAATGGAAGCCATCGGCGCACTATTTGAGGCGATCATGTTTTTTTTAGGTATCTACCAAGAGCATGAAGTGACTAAAGAGCAATGCGAACGCATGTGGGCTGAGGGCTATGTGATTTACCCACAGACCCAAGAAGAACACGAGAGGGCGCTAAAGTGCAGGGATTTACAGAATGGCATCACCAGTAACTGAATCTATCCTAACCGTAACAGCGGGGCTAGTCACTACGTTCATATCAGGGCCGTATTGGGGCGCTATGATTATTGCGTTTGTGGCTAGTTTTACACGTACAGCGTTCGAGGATGAGTGCGGCAGTTCGCACTCTGTCTGCTTTAAGAGGTGGATGCGGTTCTTATTCATGGCAACCGGAATATCTTTCATGATGGTCAGTGTTGCAGCATGGATGACAATCCCAAGTCATCCGGCGATAGTGTTTGCCGGGTTCTTTGCGTGTTTTGCCGAAGAAACAATCCAGGCTTTGAAAGTGGTTCCAAAGCGTATTATCGACAAAATGACTGACGAGGCGCTCAAATGAGGTGTGTTAATGAGCGAAGGCACGAGTGTAGAAGATCATCAGACAAGACAACAAAGTGGCGTTTAATGGTCACAATGGGTGTTTTGTTTATAGGGTGGTCGGGTGCTGTTTATATTCATTTTTTAGTCACCAATAATGTATGAGCGAAAACCAGCAAACATTAGAACGGCTTATTTGTAAGATTAATGTCTTAAAAATGGAAAGGATAACGTTGTTAAATGTGATTCGAGACTTGTCTAAAATGCTAATAGAAAAATGGAACAAAGATGATAAGTGATGAATTGACAAGACAGATTTGTTTCGAGGAAGGTTTGAGGCTTAAAGCGTACCACTGTACAAAAGGGCAATTGACTATCGGGTTTGGCCACAATCTTAACGCTAGTCCGTACTTTGAGGGCAACCAAATCCCGCTAGAAATCACAAAAGAACAGGCAGAGGCGATCCTGTTTGATGACCTATGCCGCACATCAGAACAGCTCCACGCGGCATGGCACGGTATGAGTCTATTAACTCCTGCTCGGCGTGATGCTTGCATTAATATGGCCTTCCAGATGGGTATTGATGGGTTCTTGGGGTTTAAAAAGATGCGGGAATACCTTCTAAAATGCGACTGGTTAAAAGCGCATGATGCGGCACTTGATAGCCAATGGGCAGAACAAACACCAGCAAGAGCCAAGCGAGTGGCAAAGCAATTGCTGACGGGTGAGTATTACGCCTTAGCCTAACAATTTGGCTAAATCGCTTGCAGATGCTTGATAGTATTCAAGTGTTTGATTCATGTTCCTATGTCCCACCATTCTAGCTAAATCAAATGGATTTTTGAGCTTATAGGCCAGTCTTGAAATTGCTGTCCTTCTTGCATCGTGGAAGGTTCCATGCTTAACACCACCACGTATTCGCCCACGTTGAAACGCTTCCGTAAGTGTGTGCGCCTTAATGTCAAAAGGCTTTGCATGTTCCCTTCGGCTTTCCAGTATCTCAATTGCTTTAGTGGACAGCGGAACCGATCGCCTTTCACCGTTTTTGGTCATCGGTAGCAAAACATAACTGCTTTCGACCATTGCCCAAGTTAAGCCCCGAATCTCTCCGGCTCTCATGCCAGTTTCAAGCGCAAATAAAAAAGCATCACCAACAGTCTGCTCAATGTACGAACAAGGGCCGTTATGCCCTAATCCCAGCAGGATAGCGGCTATTTCATCATCATTGTATATCCTATCCCTACTCTGTCCCTTGGTGGGCTTCCTAAGCTCTTTGGCGGGGTTTTCTTTAATCCATCCCCATTCACGCCTTGATTGTTCAAGTACAGTCTGCATCATGGATACATAGCGACTGACTGAGTTTGGTTTTAGTGTCTTGAGTTTGTCATCCCGATACCGGGCCAGCATTTCAGTCGTAATATCAGATATCGGCTTATCTGCAAAGTCGGCCTGCTTGACGATCTTGAGCAGATAAGACTCATTGTAAGCATTGCGCTTTGTCGGTGTAATTTCTTCAAGATACCTATCAACTGCATCAGCAAAGGTTTTATTACTGCCTCCGTGATATGTGCCAGCGTTAATCTCAGACTCAATCTGTGTTGCCCATGCCTGGGCCTGACCTTTTGCCGTGAAAGACTTGGAAACTCTCACGCCTTTTTTAAATACTTGCACCTGCCAAACTTTCCCTCGTTTCGTGATTGTTGCCATTGTCGTGATTTTGTCGTGGAGCCGATGTTAAACGACACAACAGAATAGCAAAAGAAAACAAAACTACATATAAAGAAAGCAAGCATTTACAACAATCTGCAACAAAAAGAAAAGCCTTACAAATCTAACTGCCTTCTCTCAACCAGAAGGTAGAAACGGCTATATATAAGGCTTTCATAGGGTGTTGTCGTGATTTTGTCGTGATTGGTTACTGATTATTCATAAATCTTAGATTGAAAATTACAAGAGCCGAAGGAAATTTTGCTCCATCCCCTGCACCATGAAACCTCAACCGACCTTTTATAAATCGAATTTCGTCTGCCCTCATTGCCCATTTGTGCCACCACTGAGTATCTGTTCTCGATGGTATCAGGCAAACCACAGTTGCATGGCTTTCGTATGCTTTCTTGAGCCAGCGTTCTATGTCTCGCCCATACGGTGGATTCATCCAGCAAATATTCCCCGTCCAGTCTTGTTTTAGACCGTCCTGCTCTATGTTCCAGTATTTTTTGCATTTTGCTAACTCATTATTTGCACAAACATCAACAGTAAAATTAAATTCTGAGTTTAATTCATCAAATAACCTTTGCGGAGTTCCCCATTCAAATCTTCCTGTTGTGTTATCTGTAAAACTAACAGCCATAAAACCTCACTGATTAGCAGGATTTCCCCACCATTTTATTAATTCTTCACGGTTAAAAAACAGCTTGCCACGCTTAACGACTGGGAAGCCTGGTTTGTTTCTGTACTTGTACAGCAAAGCTTTTGATACACCTAGCAAAGCGGCGGCTTCGTTTATTTTAAGGAATGGGCTATTCATTGCTGATACCGTGGTGCTTTTCAATGGCTCTTGCAATAATCTTAAATTCAGTAAGCGTTATTGGATTTTTTTCGCCTATTTTCTGTATTCTTAGCTTTATTATCTCCTCAACACTCATAGGCTTGCGGTCTGGTGGTGCGAAGTTTTTATTATCAGCCAATGCTTTGCATGTTTTTGTTATTTTACAATATTTACAATTCCAACTATCACTATTTGTGCATGGCTCAGGCTTATCCAGTTCAGCTTCAATTTCAAACGTTAAGCGCGCGCTATCGTTTTCATTCCAGCTATCATCATCGTTGATTATTTTACAGTGAGCTTTATTTAAACAATCAAGCGATTTTTTTAATAATTCTCTACTCATAAATCACCACCTTCTTTCCTTTCTTGCATCTTTGCAAGTGATATAAAACTCTCTGAATTCATCCAAATCATACTTTCCAGGTGTTCGGCCTTTTGCGCCTAATGATACCGATTCTTTAACCGGCAAAGGTGCGCCACTTCTACCTAGATAATGTCTGATTCTCGACTCCGAAAGCGACAGCTTCTTGGACAGTTCTGATATTGTTACGCTTGACATGTTTAAGTTGTTTCCTTAAAAAATCCAATCGGCCTTGATGGGTTGCGTGAATGCGTTTAAAGCTTTCCTTTTCGTCGGCTATGGCTTGTTTTAGTTGCTGTTCTAGTGTCATATTGCCTTGAATATTTCAGGTGCTATTTTGTGCAATTCGTTTTGAATAGCAATGGCTACTTCTCTAATTTCAGATTGCGCGCTCTTGCTGGTTCTAAGCCTTATAAAGTCTTTCCACGCATGATAATTACCGACAACATACAACTCTGTTGCTTGGGATTGTGGTAGTAGATAACGTGCATCCTGTTTTTTTAACCCTGCATTTATTGCAGCGGAATACAAATCTCTCGCGTACTGCTCAAGCTCTAATCTTTGCTCAGGGTGTAGTATTTCAGGCCATATAAATTTGCATTCTGATTCATCACAATACCGGCTTGATCTTACTAGATAATCAAGGTGCTTTGACCTGGTAAGCTGAGCCAAGCAAACCCGGCTAATACCTTCAACCTTGAATACTGCCATACCAAAACGAAGTACAGACAAATGACCTACTTCAATAATATGTTTGAGGCGTTTTTCATCGCTTCCTTCTTTGCCGTAACATATACCGGCATATTTGCCTAAGTTAATGGGGTTTGTGTGTTCTTGTATAGTAACTTTCATATAAAAGGCAATGTGTTTTTGTGGGTGACTCTCAGATACATATCAACAAGCCTGATTGATTCTTTCCAGCCAGTAGCCGCGTCGAATCTATCTTGTTTTACGTTCTGAATATTTAACTGATTTGCGCCAGTTATCTCGGCAATATCTTTAGCTGTATAACCGGCTTCCGCTATCTCTTGAATCATTAGTGGGAAATCTACATCCCGCACTTTTTGCTTTAGTCGGTTTATATACATGCTTTTTCCGTTCTGCTATTAGTTTATCGCTGCAATGTACGCAACGCTTACGGGCGCGGCTGGTAGTTTGAACGAATAAGCCGCACTCGCATTTAAACTCGATTATTCTGCTTTGTGAGTCTTTCCAGGTCATTATTTGATACCGTGGGCTTTTTCGATGGCTCTTGCAAATCTGCGCAATGCGGCGTCAAAATCACTATGGATTGAATAAAATTTTATGCTGTTTATTTCATCATCACTCATCGGCTTTCTGGCTGGTGGTGATGTGTAAAGTGGTATTTTTCCGTTAACACTGGTATTCGTTAAGTGTGTTGATTGAGAAATAAACCCGCCTGATCCTATCTTTTTTGTAACTTTTTCAATATCAGATTTATCCGCAAAGCACGCAGGCTCAGGATTAGGCTTTGCCAATTCGGATTCAATGCGGGAAACCAAGCCGCCACTGGCGCCTGTGTTCCAAAGGTACTTGAAAATCTCTTTCAATAACTCTCTTTCAATGCTCATTTTGATTTACTCACTATTGCATATTCATTAATCCGCCCGATGCTCGGCCATGCGCTCCAATCAATTTCATTTGCTGGCATTGGGATATGCCAAACTCCGCCATAGCTTCGGTACGTGACCATTTTGTTAACTGTTTCTAGCGGTTGTTCTTTGGATACGTGTAATGTTGGTTTAATCATTGCCTAGCGCCTTATTGATTGCTGATCTTGCTTGTGAAATCTCAAAATCACAAAAAAAATCTGATAAAAAATCATCCGGTCTATCAATTAATGCCATAAGCGCAGACAGCAAATCAGGCGCGGCGGAGACCAGCGCGGCGTTTGATTCTCCATAAATTATTCCAACTGGTGATATTTGGCTTTCAGATATTATTGTGCATTGATACAAGAATTCACGATCCTGCGTTACTGTCCACGGGCCGGGCGTTCCTTTGAGCTTGTTCATTTAATCACCAATGTTTGATTTCTAACCAGTTCAGCACCTAAACAACCACCAGCATTTTTAATGGCTGTTTTGTCAACTTCTTTTTTGATTCTTAAATATTCATCCGGTATCAATGATTCATCAATAATATTTACCGATTCAGGATTATTTCTTAAACTGATCGTGAAATAAGGACATTCAATTTTATTAATGCCGGTTCTTTGCATGTTTTTTAGTATGTAATCTTTCACCCATGCAATGCGTTTTTCTTTTGCGAGTCGCCTTTCTTTTATGCTGGCTTCGGCTTGTTTCATTGCCTCAATCTCAACTTCAATATTTTTAAAGAAGCTAACACTCGCAATGGCTTTATCTTTGAATTCTCCTTCAATTGCTTCCAGAGTGTCATTAATGACTTCCTCCGGTAAATCATCAAAATCAGCCATTGCAAGAAAGGCGTTATTGTATGTATCTGCTATTTCGTAGAGTTTCATTTTTCATCATTCCAATGTGTACAACCATTCAATTTATTAAATGTGTCTGGTATTGCTTTTTGAAACCATCCACACGCATCACTATCAAACCATTTACAGTTCTGACAGGTTGTTTTTAATAACGGTATAGCGTGGCGTTTCTCCCAAACCATTTTGCGTTTTGCCCATATTGCTAGGCATTGCTCTAAATCATCCCATTCTCCGGGCTGTTCATCTATCAGCGTTTGGTGTTCGTCCATATCACAATAAAACCAAACATCAACAGGGTTTAACTTGTGACGTTTGCAAGCCTCCTCAAACTGCTTGACGAATTTGTACGGTGTCATTTTCAAACTGATAATCTAAAATCTTGGCGTATTTGCCGCGAGTATCTAGCAATATTGATGAGGGGTTTAAAAGCCATTGCGAATAGCTTAAAAATTCATCACCGCTTGTATCTTTGAATAAAAATGGTTTAGTTAAAAATGGATACAAATCATCATATTTTGAGCATCTACTATTCCACCACTGTTCGGCTTTACTTCTTGCCCAGCCTAACGGGTGAAACACGCATACAAACTCGCTGGCAACCTTGACAGGCCATAAACCAGACTCTTGAAAGTAATCCACGCGCATCGTGTCGGGTTTACCGTCTTTGCCTGGGTGTCTTGTATAAGTAACCTTGTCTACCTCGAACCATTCCGGTTCGTAATCAACCGATAGAATGGCTTTACTGCTTGCCTTGTGTTCGATCTTTAAAGCTGGTGGTGGGAATTCGTACCCACATTCACAAAACCGGGTTGAGGCATAAACAATGGTTTCGCACTCAGGGCATACTTTTATAGGTGCTTCACCTTCGCCTTTTGTCTCGCGTTTATCCCTGATTTGTATCTGGTCTATTGGGCCATGCCGGTTGATGTTTCCTGCATAATCCATCACTAAACAATCAAATTTTCCCGGTGCGATCCTCAAACCTCGACCAGCCATTTGAACGTATAGGCCAGGGCTTGCTGTTGGGCGCAACATGATTAAAAAATCTATGTTCGGCACATCTATTCCAGTGGTTAAACAATTGACGTTTGCTAAGCATTTAATTTCGCCATGCTTGAGCTTGTTCAACAAAACATCACGCTCTTTTGCCGGTGTTTTGCCTGATATAACCGCACAACTCACGCCATGATCGTTCAACCAGTCCGAAACGTGATGCGCGTGTTTAACAGTGACACAGAACACTAGCCCGGTTTTACGATCCTCAATTCTTGGCAAAGCATCCAGCAAAGCGGCTTCGGTTACATCATCAACAACGGCCTCCAGTTCTTCGGTGATGAATTCACCACCCCGTTTATGAACCGTGCTGGTATCAATCACAAAGCCGACTTTTTTAGTAGTCAATCGTGATAGATAGCCAGCGTCCAGCAATTCATTAATATCAATACTGACAGCAATATCAGTAAATAAAGCGTCCTTGCCTTTGTGCAAATACCCACTGTCCAGACGGTAAGGCGTGGCAGTTAAACCCACCACTGGAACCTTGCCGCAAATCTTATTCA